CGCGCTTGAGGCTTTACCTGATGGCTGGTATGCCATGATGGATAAGCCCATTTTGGTCTCGGTCACTTTTATATTTGCCAGACCAAAAGGCCATTTCCGCAGTAACGGAGAACTCAAGCCAAAAGCCCCTTCTCATTGCACCGCACGCATCGGAGACGTAGACAAGCTGAGCCGCGCTGTCCTGGACAGTTGCACCAGCGTTTGTTTCCAAGACGATGCGGCGGTGATTGCTCTCAATGCTCAAAAACGTTATGCCACCAGAAACGAACAACCCTCCGCAATCATCACCATTGCAGCCATTAGTTGAAGCTTTAGTTACCTTCCACAAAACCGTCCCGGCAATCAACAAAACAGCAAAAGCTCAGTACGGAAACTTTGCTGATCTTGAAACTGTACTTTCAACTGTCACCCCGCATCTAATCAAGAACGGGTTGGCTGTCTCTCAAGGTTTTGAGCCAAGCAGCCATGACAACAACCCTGTGCTTGTCACACAGTTGCTCCATGTCAGCGGTGGTCAACTCATCAGCCGTTTGCCCATGGTCGTGGGTGGTCGGGGGAAAAATCCACTGCACGACTTTGGTGGGAGCTGCACTTATTCAAGGCGTTATAGCCTGCTTGCCATCCTTGGCCTCACCGCCGACATGGATGTTGATGGTGACTTTGCCGATTCTGCAGAGGCCAAGCCAGCAAAAGCAGCGCCTAAACCTGCAGCAAAGATCGAAGGCATTGCCGACAAAGATCAACCGCTATCAAAGGAAGATCGCGAACAATGCCTTGGCCTCGTCAAAGAACTGACGCCTGACAACCTTGCTCGATTTTGTACGGACTTTCGACGGGACCATCATTTGGGGCCTGACGCAAAGGTTGCCCCAGCATTGACGGCCAAGCGCCATCAAGATTGGATGAACGCCAACCTGAAAAACTATGTCTGACGATGAAAAGACAGCACAAGCTAAGCGTGATGACGAACGGCGTCATCTGCACTTTCAAGTTCGGCTGGACCCCGTCCTAGCCAAAAATGTTCAGCACTACGCTGATCAAAATCACGGCGGCGTGCGCAACGCTGCGGTCAAAACAATTCTCTCACAGTTTTTTAAAGGAGTTAATCTCGATGGCTGATTTCGTTCCCGCTCTTACTCACCAAATTAAATGGTCCGTTGGTGAAAACCGCTTTGACACAGAAGGCAAGCAACCCAAGCAGTTGTCTTTGTTTGTGACCAAGCAATCTATCCTTGAGCTTGCGTCTTACCTGCAAAAGTTGGCTGGCGAATCTGATCGCGTTAAGCCTGGCAAGGTATGGGACTTCGCCAAGAAGGAGGAAATTGAGGTTGAAGGTTTCTACCTCAATGGCAAGGGCCAAACCGGTCAATACGGTGACTTTGGCTCGATCAACCTGCAGCAAATCTCAGGCAACAGCTCAGTTGATTTCTGATTGATTCAATGGGCACGGCTAACCACCGTGCCTATTCTTTTGAGATGAAGCCAACCATTGAGCAAGTTGAAAAAAACGGTAAGCTGATTTGGAAGGTAGAAGCGGCTGGCGTCGTTCGCTACCACGAGCAAGATTGGCAAGCTGAATGGCTTTACAACTATTTGACACGTCTCTATAACTGCGACAAGACAAACCCTCAATAACTGAGTTATGGCTGCAAATTTGCATTATACGACGCGGCCTCAGGACCAGATTGATTTAGCCAAAGCACGGGTCAGTGACACGTTGCACGAATCCAACCCAAAATTAACAACGCTAGAAAAAGCTCTTAGGGTTTCTGCTCTCCGCCAGAAAGCACGGCATCAAGCAAGGCAATGTGACCAACGGCCTGCTTAAGCAATCGGGCTTGGTGCCACTGAGCTTTTGCCATGGCTACGCATAGCTGCGACAAAACATCAATGTTGTTGCAGTCTTCAATCTCCCTAATACTGCGCTCTAAAACAAACTGCTCACTCAGGCTTGGTTCTACCACCATCCAGTCGAAACTGTTCAAGGGCTCGTTTTTCACTGGCGTAAATCCCCTCTCTAAACCGAATGTAATCATGTGCGGCAGGGATTAGCCACTCATGCACTGGTAAACAAGCCTGCCAATTCACAGGTTGAACACAGTTCATAACGACTGTGGTCCAGAAGGCACTGATATAACCCCAATTCATCGGTCAACAAATATGGCCCAGCCACTTGCTTCTCCTTCTATTGACCAACGTTGGTAGAAAGCAGGCCGCGACATCCTGATCCGCTCCCCTGATTTTGTGGTGTCATGGCCACCCGTTTCCATATTTGGAAGTCCGAGCGGATCCATCGCAATCAGGTCATCTTTGTCATAGCCAATGATTACGCTCCAATGCCCACAGCCTTCGCTATCGCATACTGCTGGATTACCTTTGGTCAGATCACCTTTATGCAGCCAGCCAACCATGATTGGCCTGCCAGCATCGATCTCAATCTCAATATCTTCAACCCTCACGTTTTTGCGGAACTCAGCGTCCAGGCCAAGTGATCTCAACGCAGAGACCTGAGCATGAACTTCGGTCGTATCGCCAAATTTCCGTCTCACCTGTCGATAGGCATCTTGACTTTTGATGCCGTGGTGAAAGGCAACGATCATACTTGCAGCGGCGTCGAAGCACTCACGCGATCCGTATCCGGTCGGGCTCAATAGCTGGTTGTAATACGGAACGCCGTAAACCTCTTGGTGGATGCCACTGGTCTTCCACATCTCAAACCACTCAGCCTCATCGTCAAGCAAATCTTGATCGATGGACTTCTCAAGCTCCGCAATCGCAGCTAACTGATGGGGATCACCTTTTTTGAAGAACTGGAAGAACGGGAGTAGCGAAATCACAAGTACGACCCACAGCCACATTTACTTCTCAACGCGAGTCCCTGGGAATAGGTTTACCTTGACAAAATCCACCACCTTGTCGTCCACGGTATTGTCGGTGGTTTTGCAGTATGCGGTCAAAAGATCAACCACGAGCTTTTTGACGCCGTTTGATTGCAAGAAACGAAACAGGATCGGGCGGATTAATAAAAGCATCGGAAACCTGAATGTGCCAAAAGTCTAATGTCTGTCTTGGATGCCTTCAAGACGAGCAATTGCCCTTTCGGCGTCGCTAAGCCTGGCAAAAACCTCTGTTGAAATAGCTGCTTGCTCTCGACGGAAAAGATCGACTTGAGAGCTTAAATTGTCTACAGCACTTGTGAGGCGCACCAACGTATCACGACCTTGCAGGCTTTCGCGGCTTGCACTCTTAACAGCGAGGGCACCCGCCCCTACGCTTGCCCCAGCGATAGCAGCCCAAACCTCTACCACACTTTTCGACCTAATTACCGCACATCATGGCAGAAGAACAGGCAAAGCAAGAGCAAGAAAACGACAACTCACGTCTAGGCGATGTAATTAAGGTTGTCTTGCTCGCTTGGGCGATGGCAATCCTGACCGCTAATTACCTTGGCGTCTTTAAGCAGTCGCTTGATCCGACCTACCCAGCCTCAATTCTTTCAGGAACGGCAGCGTCCTTTGGCCTAGCTGTTGGCAACAATAAAAAAAAGAAAGAAGAGCCTACACTTAAGAAAGAAACACCTACGTCCAAGCCAAAATGAGACGTTTTCTCTTTGTATCGTGTCTAACGTTTTTTGAGGTAAATCCTGCTTCGGCGGATATTACAAGCAAAATTCAATCGTCGATCTCGCTAACTGTTGATGGCGCAGCATCCCAAGCAAATCGCATCGGCTCTTCACTATCTGTATCTGGTTCTAACGTCACTTTGGGTACTGTGCCTAAGTTCGGGAGCTATAGCGCAGGGACCGCTCTTGGTTACACTCCTGGCGAGTTTACTATTACTACTGCTGGTGACAGCTTTTCATATTCAGAAACGTTTATAGGTGGAGATAACACCCCAACTGTTCTTTCAACAACTGTTACCGGTGGTGTTGTTCCCGCGTTGCCGACAGTCGGAAGCACGGTAGTAACTTCTGGGGGCACTGCAGGCACTCTTGCTGGCACCTTGGCAACAGATGGGGCACTCAC